TCCTATTTCTCGTTTAGAAGCTGAAGCAGGATTTAGTCTTGGTCGTTCTACAGAGATTACTAGAGATGAATTGAAGTTTACTAAGTTCGTACAAAGACTACGAAAAAAGTTTACTCCAATATTTACTGACATTCTAAAATCACAACTTATTCTTAAAGGTGTTATTACTCTTGAGGATTGGAAAAAACTTTCACAACACATTCAGTATGATTTCTTACAAGACGGACACTTTGCAGAATTAAAAAGAGCAGAACTTCTTGAAGATAGAATTAGTGCATTAGGTTCTATTGAATCTTATATTGGTACATTCTTTAGTAAAGAATGGGTACAGAAAAATGTTCTTAATCTTACTGATGCAGAGATTGAAGATATGCAAGTTCAAATGAATACAGAAGCAGGACTTGACCCAGATGAAGGTGTTGATGTTCCACAAAATACTGATGGTATTACAAGATACCCATCTATGGATGGAGCTCCGATACCAGCAGATGACATAGGTAAATACGATGGTGAAACACCACCAAAAAATAATGGAGAAGAAAAATGAGTGCAGAAGATTTTGTAAGTTCATTACAACAAAAAGATATGATGGGAGCAGAAGATGCTTTCAAAAATGCAATGTCAGCAAAAGTAGGTGACGCATTAGAAGACAAAAGAAAAGAAGTAGCTGGTTCTTTTATTAAGAACCACATACCAGAAGTTGAGGCAGATGAAACAGTTTAGCAACCTTTTAAAATCTTTACCAGAGAAAGATGAACACAAGAAATCTAGGGAGTATAAGAAGTTATCTCCCAAGATGAAAGGTGCTGTTGATGATATTTTTGCAAAAATGGACGCCAAACCTTCAGATTTCCTAAATACTTTTGAGAAAACTATTAATCAGATATCCAAGAAATATAAAGTGCCTGAAAAGCAACTTATGGGATATTTTGAAAAAGAGATGTTATCATTTTAAGGAGTAAATAATGTCATTCGTAACAGCAACATTGAGAGATACAGTGGTCAATGCACCAAAAGCAGGTGGAATGGTAACTGTTAAAGCAACCTTTGCAAGTGATACTGCAACCAACCTCATTTTAGATGGATCTGGTTTAGACGGATTTGCGAATGGTGCAAAGTTAGATTTACTAAGAGCATGGTGGTCATTTTCTATCGGTAATTACGATACTGATAACAGTAACGATTGTATTATCGAATTTAAAGGTGCGTCAGCTGATGTAGTTGCACTACACCTTTCTGGAACTGGACACTATGATGGTTCTGCTGGTGCAATCAAAGGTACTGCAACAAACACAACTGCAACATCAGCAGATATTACTGCACAAACAGCAACTACTTCTGGATTTGTTATTTTAGAATTTAGAAAAGGTGAAGGTTTCACAACATAAGGATAGGACTATGGGTTACACATTAAAGCTTATATCAGAACATATTGAATCCGATACCGATTATCTTATAGAAGAAAAAGAAAATGGTAAGAAGGATTACAAGATCAAAGGCATTTTCATGCAAGCAGATATAAAAAACCGAAATGGTCGTATGTATCCTATGGAAATTCTTAGTAAAGAAGTAAAGAGATATAACAAAGAGTATATCTCAGAAAAACGTGCTTTCGGAGAGTTAGGACACCCAGATGGGCCAACAGTCAATCTTGAGAGAGCATCACACATGATTACTGCACTTTATCCAGATGGTAAAAACTTTATTGGTGAAGCTAAGATTCTTAGTACACCAATGGGTGAGATTGTAAAATCTCTTATGGATGATGGTGCGAAACTAGGTGTTTCATCTAGGGGTATGGGAAGTTTAGACCAGAAAAATGGGGCTAACGTAGTGAGAAGTGATTTTTACCTTGCGACAGCAGCAGACATTGTTGCTGACCCATCTGCTCCCAACGCATTTGTTGAGGGTATTATGGAAGGAAAAGAATGGATCTGGAACAATGGCTTAATTTTAGAAGCCGAGGTTGCTAAGATCAAAGAAGACATTGAAAGAAACCATAGGACAGGCAATTTTAAAGCGGATGCTTTAGCCTTTGCTAAGTTTCTTCAAAAACTTTAGTTTTATAAATAACTATAACAATATAAGGAGTTAATCCCCATGGCAAATGAATTAGATAAAACCATTGAGGAATTAGAAGCAGAGGTACTTGGCGAACTTGATGAAGCCAATGGTGCAGATGCTCCTATGAAATCAGCTGGTGCTGCCGATAAGATGGATAGTATAAAGGGCGAAGTAGAAGATACTGGCGCAGCTGTTACTGATCCAGAGCAAAAAGACTCTCCTGCTAAAAAGATCGCTAGTAAAGTGAAACAAGTAAGTGGAGATGCACAACAAAAATCACAAGGTGCGGCCGATAAAATGGACACACCAAATGATGGATTAAAGAAAACTGCTAAATCACTCGCAGCTGGACATGTTCCAGAAGGTGAAGTTATTGCAGAAGAAGAAGACGATGATGCACCTAAGATGGAAATGAAAACCAAAAAAGATGCTATCAACGCTATGTATGACAAAATCAAAGAAATGGAAAAAATGCCTGCAAGTGAGGCAAAAACTTTAGCTGCCGCCTATATGGAAATGGATGCTAAACCAGAAGAAACAGAAGAAGAAAAGGTCAAGAAGGAATCAGTCGAAAATCGTCTGAAGTCTATTGATGTTTCTGAACATGTTGAAGCTTTGATGACAGGTGAGGGTGACCTCTCTGAAGAATTTAAACGCAAAGCCGCAACAGTTTTTGAGGCTGCTGTTAAATCTAAAGTTCGTTCTGAAGTTGAAAGAATGGAAGACGAATATAAATCTGAACTGGAAGAAAATATTACCACAACTAAAGGTGAGTTAACTGAAAAGGTTGACACTTATCTTAATTATGTTGTTGAAGAATGGATGAAAGAGAACGAGTTGGCTATCGAAAGAGGCTTGAAAGGCGAAATCGCTGAAGACTTTATCTCAGGTTTGAAACAATTGTTTGAAGACCATTACGTTGATGTTCCAGATGAAAAATATGCTGTGCTTGAAGCACAATCAGAAAAGATTTCTGAACTAGAAGGTAAGATTAATGAGATGATGGAGTCCAACATCGAAATTAAATCTGCTAATGCTACACTAGTGAAAGAATCTGTCATGTCAGAGGTTTCCTCAGACTTGGCTGATACCGAAATTGAAAAGTTTAAGTCGCTGATTGAAGATGTTGACTTCGCAAACGAAGCATCTTATCGTGAGAAACTTTCTACATTGAAGGAAAGCTATTTCCCTTCAACTAAAGTTATCACAGAAGTTACTGAAACAATTGATGATGTAGACTCTGGCATCGCACAGGACATTGACACCTCTCAATCAATGACAGCTTATATGTCTGCGATTGGTAGGACTGCCAAATAGTGCAAAATAAACAATATTATAAATAGTAGAAATATATAAAGGAGAAACAAAATGTTTCAAACAGAACATCTACAAGAAAAGTGGTCACCTGTCCTTAAACACCCTGATCTTCCTGAGATCAAGGATAGTTATAAGCGTGCAGTAACTACAATCATCTTGGAAAACCAAGAAAAAGCTTTAAGAGAAGACAAAAACTTCTTAAACGAAACAGTATCAACTAACTTTGCTGGTGGAAATGCCTCTTTAGATACATGGGATCCCATTCTAATATCGTTAGTAAGACGCTCTATGCCTAATTTGATTGCATATGACATTTGTGGTGTACAACCAATGACAGGGCCAACTGGTCTTATCTTTGCAATGCGCGCTCGTCTACAATCAATGGATGGTGCTGAAGCACTTGCTGATGAAGCTTTCCCTGATTTAGCAAACCAAAACGCTGCTGGTACTATCGGTGGTGGAGATATTGGTACAACTGAAACTAACCCTGCCGTATTGAACGATTCACCAGCTGGAACTTATACTTCCGCAACTGGTATGACTACAGTACAAGGTGAGGCACTAGGTGACTCAGGTACTAACGCATTCGGTGAAATGGCGTTCTCAATTGAGAAGCACACTGTTACTGCTGTAACACGCGCTCTTAAAGCAGAGTACACTATGGAACTTGCACAGGATCTTAAAGCAATACATGGTCTTGACGCAGAAACCGAACTTGCTAATATCCTTTCTTCTGAAATCCTTGCAGAAATAAACAGAGAAGTTGTTCGCAACATCTATGTTTCTGCTGTTAAAGGTGCTCAAGCAAACACAACTACTGCTGGAATTTTCGACTTAGACACTGACTCAAATGGTCGTTGGTCTGTTGAGAAATTCAAAGGTTTAATGTTCGCAATCGAAAGAGATGCAAATGCTATCGGACAACAAACTCGTAGAGGTAAAGGTAATATGTTAATCGTATCAGCTGATGTTGCTTCGGCACTTCAAATGGCTGGTGTTCTTGACTACACTCCTGCTCTTAACAACAACTTGAATGTTGATGATACTTCAACTACATTCGTTGGTGTTATGAACGGACGTTATAAAGTATATGTTGATCCATATTCTGCTAACGTATCTGCTTCACAATACTATGTTGTTGGTTATAAAGGTACTTCACCTTATGACGCTGGTATGTTCTACTGCCCATACGTTCCTCTACAAATGGTTCGTGCGGTTGGTGAAAATACTTTCCAACCAAAAATCGGCTTTAAGACTCGTTACGGAATTTCTGCTAACCCATTCGCTACTGGTACAGTCGCGGCTGCTGCAGATGGCGCAATCGCAATTACTGCGAATGCTAACAAGTACTATCGCAGAGTTAAAGTTTCAAACCTTATGTAAGAATTGTTACTTTACGAGAAAAACGGCCTTCGGGTCGTTTTTTTTGTCTTTTATTTCCTTATAAATAATAGTATGACAACAGAAACCTCACCACTTAATAGACAACCAGATAAGTTAGATTATTCTAGTCCGACTCAATTTCGGTTTATGATTAACCAACTTCCCAAAGTGCAGTTCTTTACTACAGCTGCAAATATTCCCGGCATTGGCTTGAGTGAAATAAACTTAGAAACCCCATTCAAAGAAATACCTATCATTGGTGACAGAGTTACCTATGAAAATCTAAGTGTATCTTTTATTGTGGACGAGTACCTAGAAAACTATACAGAGCTACACAACTGGATAATTGGTATTGGATTTCCAAAGAGCAGACAACAGTTTACAGATTTTCGTTCTACTAAATCTAATACTTCTGTCGCTGGTGCTGGTGGTAATACTGATATTGGTAAAGTTGGAAAACCTATAGCAGACAAATCGTTTTATTCAGATGCGACACTATCTATTTTATCAAACAAAAACAACCCTATTGTAGAGGTTCGGTTTTCTGATATGTTCCCTGTGTCACTTAGTAGTCTGGAATACAACCAAAATGTATCAGATGTAGAATACTTGACAGCAACAATTGATTTTCGTTATAAATTATACGAGATAGTCACCTTATAATATGGAGTAATAATGACCCTTGATGAATTAAAAATTCAAGTCCAAAATGACTTGAAAGTAGATAATGAACACTTAGATACCGAATCATTAAAAAACCAAGAAATTAAAGCCAAATACTTAGACCACAAATCTAGATACGAGCTTCTTTTGTTTAAAGCAAAAGGAGATTACAAACGATTGTATCGTGAAAAGTGGGAATACTATGGTGGTAAATCTGATGCAAAAATCTATGCAACTAAACCATTTGACCTCAAAGTTCTCAAAACAGATTTAGCAGTTTATATATCATCTGATGAAGAAATTATTGATGCAGAAAACAAGGTTGGTTACTTAGAAACTGTAGTTGATTATATCAAAGGAGTTATCAAGTCCGTTGATAATCGTGGGTGGGATATTAAGAACGCAATTGAATGGAAGAAATTTGAAGCAGGACTAACATACTGATGATGCACTTTTATGATGGTTTTTTAGAAGAACATGTTGCACAATTAATTGATATGCAGTTAAGAGAAGTATCGTGGAAGTTTGATTATGACTCTGTGAAGAATGGTTTAAATAAACACTGGCATGTCTTTGCTGGACATTGCGAAGGTTCTCTGCGTGATGACATCTGGCCTATCTGGCAACAAATCAAACTAAAGTGGCCAGAACTAGAACTGGAACGTGCTTATCTCAATGCACACACACATGGAATAGAACCACACATTCATCGAGATGACGGAGCTTTAACATTTATATATTATCCTAGATTGGATTGGAAGAATGAGTGGGGTGGTGGAACTGTATTATATGATGATGCGATAAAAGATATTACCTCTCATGTGAATTATAAGGGTAACAGATTAATTAAGTTTCCTGCTTACCTACCACATCAAGCACAACCAGTAAGTAGAGAGTGTTATCAGCTTAGAACTTGTGTTGTATTTAAAACAGTAGTTAGAATTGATGAAAATAAGGATCGTCCAAAGCGTCCTTCTTTTGGTTTGTATCCATAATGATTGGTGCAAACTACTTAATAACAAATTTTCCAAAAGAGTTAATTAAAGAAGTATTAAAAAATAATGAAAATGCATTAGAAAAAGGTAGTATAAATGAAGTTAGTGGACTAACAACAAGAACTTCTAGTGTTTCGTGGATAAAAAATAGAAATACTTGTCAAAAAGTATTTTCTGTGATGAAAAAACAGGCAGAACAATTTTCATCTTTACATTTAGACAATATAGAACCATTACAGTATTCAGAATATGGAAATGACCAAGAGTATGGTTGGCACAAAGATGTAAGGAATATTCCCTATACTGATGGTAGAATTAGAAAACTATCGTTTTCAATATTTTTAAATGATGATTATGAGGGTGGAGAGTTTGACTTAGAAATTTATAGCCCTGATACATCACCTAGATATTTAGAAGTAAAAAAACAAAATAATGCGAATTGTATAATATTCAATTCTGACATGTGGCACAGAGTAAGACCTGTGACATCTGGTGTAAAAAAAAGTATTGTTGGGTGGATGTTAGGCCCTATGGTTAAATAAAATATTATGAAAATATCAAAGATAAATGAAGTGTATCTTGAGTGTGATGTGAATGAGGACTTGGCTAGAGAGTTGTCAGACTATTTTTGCTTTGAAGTGCCGGGCGCAAAGTTTATGCCAACCTATAGAAATAGGATTTGGGATGGTAAAATTAGATTATTTTCTCCACATAATGGTAGAATTTATGTTGGTCTTTTACCTTACATAAAAGAATATTGTGATAAGAAGTCAATTCAATATACAATCGAATCTGGAATAGAAGATGATAAAGTTATAGATCGTCAGAAAGTTGAGGATTTTGCTATATCGTTAAAGCCTACTTCTAAAGGTTTACCTATCGAGTTTCGTGATTACCAAATTGATGCAATTCATCATGCTCTATCAACAAATCGTTGCCTTCTTTTATCTCCTACTGCTTCAGGTAAGTCACTTATAATATACACACTTGTTAGATATTATCATCTGATGGGATTAAAAATGCTTATTCTTGTTCCAACAACTTCTTTAGTTGAACAACTGACTTCTGATTTTGTCGATTACGGATGGAGTGAAAGAAATATTCACAAGGTTTATGCAGGACAAGACAAGACACATAAAACAAAACCTGTTATTATTTCAACATGGCAGTCTGTATATAAAATGCAAAGTCCATACTTTTCACAATTTGGTTGTATCATTGGAGATGAAGCTCACACCTTTAAAGCAAAATCACTTACTGATATTATGGTTCGCAGTAGAGATGTAAAATATAGATTTGGACTAACAGGAACACTAGACGGAACACAGACACACAGATTAGTATTGGAAGGTTTATTTGGTAAAGTAAAAAAAGTTATTACCACAAAGGAGTTGATGGATAGTAAAACTGTTGCACAACTTAATATTGATTGTGTTGTTCTAAGGCATACAGAAGAAGAATCACAAAGAGTAAAACACTACACTTACGCTGAAGAAATAAACTATCTTGTATCACATCTAAAAAGAAATAAGTTTATTGAAAATCTCTGTAGCTCTATTAACGGAAATACATTATTACTTTTTCAACTAGTAGAGAAACATGGTTCTATATTATACGAACAGATAAATAAGTTAGACAGAAAAGTATTTTTTGTATATGGTGGAACAACAACAAACACAAGAGAAGAAATAAGAGCTATTGCAGAAAAAGAGAAAAACGCTATTATTGTTGCGTCTTATGGTACTTTTTCTACTGGCATTAATATTCGTAATATTCACAATATCGTATTTGCTTCACCATCGAAAAGTAGAGTTAGAGTTTTACAATCTATCGGTAGAGGACTTAGACAATCAGAATCTAAATCAAGTGTTCGTTTGTTTGATATTGCTGATAACATGACATACAAATCAAATTCGCCAAACTTTACATACAGACATTTTAAACAAAGATTAAAGATTTACAAAGAAGAACAATTTGAATTTAAGGTCAATAAAGTTACATTATGATATATATAAATATAAGTGAGAAAAGGATAAAATAATGTCATACCAAGTTATAAAATTATCTAATGGCGAAGACATTGTTTGTGAAGTTTTAGAAATAAAAGATACACAAATAAATATATCTGAACCATTAAAAATGGAAACTATTAATAAAGTTACAGACAATGGGGCATCTGAATCCTTAGCTTTAGGAAGGTGGTTGCAACCATATTCTGATGAAAACATATTTCAAATAGAAAGAAACTCAATTGTAATTATGACTCCAGCAAGTATTGGTCTTATAAAATATTATGAATATGTTATGACAACTATTGAAAGAATGGAATTATCAAGTGTTGAAGCAACGGATAAAGACCTTGAATCTATAGTAGAACAAGAAATAATTGATGAAGATTTAAGTTTAGATGAAATAGTAAAGTCATTTAGAAAATCTAACATCAACATATATCATTAAGCTTTATATCTGAAAGAGGACAAGTCCTATTATACATTCAGTTCGGTGTATTGTCAATAGGTAAATAAGGATTTCTTGTGTTATGTTAAAAGTAAGCATCTATAGATATAATCCTGAGAAAGATGAATCTCCTTATATGCAGGATTATGATTTTGACCCTCAAGGAAAAGACCTTATGGTTCTTGATGTATTGGGTATGTTAAAATCTAAAGACTCCACTATCTCTTATCGTAGATCCTGTCGTGAAGGCGTATGTGGTTCTGATGGTATGAACATAAATGGAAAGAATGGACTAGGATGTATAACTCCTATTTCTGAATGTGTAAAAGGTAACAAGTTAATTATTCGTCCATTGCCAGGCCTACCTGTAATTCGTGACCTTGTTATAGATATGACTCAGTTTTATACTCAATACAAAAAAATCCAACCCTATCTTGTTAATGATGAACCTCCACCTGAAAGGGAAAGATTACAATCACCTGAAGATCGAGCAAAGTTAGATGGACTTTACGAGTGTATACTGTGTGCTTGTTGTTCAACTAGTTGTCCTTCATTTTGGTGGAATCCAGATAAGTTCATTGGCCCTGCTGGTTTATTACAGGCATATCGTTTCCTAGCAGACACAAGAGATAATGATACTGAAAAAAGATTGTCCAATCTCAAAGATCCTTTTAGTGTTTTCCGTTGTCATGGAATACAAAACTGTGTTGCAGTTTGTCCTAAAGGATTAAATCCAACTAGAGCGATTGGACATATTCGTAACATGTTACTAAGAAGCAGTACTTAGCTAAATTAATTTAATTAAAAANAANAATTTACTTGACATTACAACTATTTTCGTGTAGAATGGTTACTAATAATATGAAAAGGAATTTACTATGGCAACAAAGAAAGTAAAGGGTGCTCATTACGTTGACAACAAAGTCTTTCATCAATCGATGATTGATTGGAAAGAAGAATGTCGTGAAGCAGAAGAAATGGGTGAACCCAAACCCAGAGTAACAGAATACATAGGCGAGTGCTTTCTAAAGATTGCAAATGGCTTATCGTATAGACCTAATTTTATTAACTATACATATCGTCAAGAAATGATTTCAGATGGTATAGAAAATTGTCTGCAATATATTCATAACTTTAATCCAGAGAAATCTAAAAATCCTTTTTCTTATTTTACTCAAATTATTTACTATGCATTTCTTCGTAGGATTCAAAAAGAGAAAAAGCAAACTCATGTAAAACATATGTTGATTCAATCACAAGAGTTTATACAGAGTGTTAATAATGAAGGTGACGATACAATATATCCTATTGAGGGTGGGTTTGACCCACACATAATGGTGCCTGACGAAGCTGTGTATAAACCCAAAAAGAAAGACGCTGTAGAAAAATTACCTAAAGGATTAGAAAACTTTATGGAGAATGATAAGTGCGAGTAGCAATTATAACCGATACTCATTTTGGTGCAAGAAATGATAATCAAAATTTTAGTGAATACTTTTTTAAATTTTATGAAGAACATTTTTTTCCATATCTAAAAGAAAATAATATTACACACTGCCTTCACTTAGGCGACATTATGGATAGACGCAAGTTTGTTTCATATAGAACTGCAAAGAATTTCAGAGAAAGGTTTATCAAACCATTTTCAGACTTAGGTATTCAACTTCATATTCTTGTTGGAAACCACGATACCTATTTTAAAAATACTAATGAAGTAAACTCAATAACAGAACTGATTGGCACAAGATATGATAATGTGCATATCTATCCAGAAGCAAAAGAAATTGAACTTGATGGATTACCTGTTATGTTAGTGCCATGGATTAATGCGTCTAATCACGCTAAAACTATGTCTGCTATGGATAAATCAAAAGCAGACATTTTAATGGGCCACCTTGAAGTTCAAGGTTTTGAAATGATTAAAGGAGTACATTGCGAAAATGGATATGCTAAGGATTTGTTTAGAAAGTTTGATACAGTTTTTAGTGGTCATTTCCACATTAAATCTGATGATGGTCATATTTATTATCTCGGTAATCCATATGAGATTTATTGGAATGATTGCGGAGATAAAAAAGGATTTCATATCTTTGATACTGAAACACGGCAACTAGATCGTATCGTAAATCCTCTAACAATATATAAGAAAATATATTATGATGATATCACTACTAATTACAAAGACCACGATATTACTCAATACAAAGACAACTATGTTAAAGTTATTGTTGTTAACAAAAAAGATTTGTATCAGTTTGACCAATTTGTTGATAAGTTGCTTCGAGCAGATTGCTATGAAGTCAAAGTCATAGAGGACTTTTCAGACTTAGACGCAAATACAGTATCAGACGATATTGTTGAAAACACACAAGATACAATGACAATTCTAAATCTGTATATTGATGATATAGAAACCTCTTTAGATAAGGGAAGACTCAAAAATCTACAAAGACAACTCTACATGGAAGCCCAAGACCTACAAATATGATTAATCCAATAAACATGAGTGGCATTAAA